AGTTTGGTGCTTTTGGCCGGGCTATTGCTATTTACCAATATGCCTACAGCTCAGGCGGTAAGTACACAAAGAGATAAAGAAAACTATAAGTTATATGCTCATATGAAGCTACTCAATGCAAAGCAATATAGATGCCTTGAGCTGCTATGGACACGTGAGTCACGATGGGATCCGAGAGCAGATAACCCTAAGTCCTCAGCGTATGGCATACCTCAACTACTTAAACTAAAAGAGTTAGACCCATTTAAGCAGATAGACTTAGGACTTAAATACATCGAACATAGATATAAGACACCTTGTCGAGCTTATGCTCATCATCTAAAGACTGGTCATTACTAGATGGTTAAGGGTAGACACGACCCACGTGTAACGAGAGACTGGAAGCGCATACGCTTGGCTGTATTGGCTAGAGATGGATACACGTGTGCCTATTGTGGGCAGGATGCCAGTACGGTGGATCACGTGCGTAGCATCAAAGCGGGAGGCGATCCAATGGATATGGATAATTGTGTAGCAGCGTGTAGACGATGCAATAGCTCGAAGGGTTCACGCTCACAGGCTGTTTTTTTAGCAGCCAATTCTACCCCCCCTGCCTTTCGAGGCAATTCCTCCCCAAAAACGACCAGTACAGTCCTTGCCGGGCCGTGTGTAGGCCAACCCGATCAGAATTGATAAATATATGACCCAGCCTAAAACGCCTCGTAAGGGGGCTACTGAGCCTCGCCTACATAGTCCCTACCTCAAAGGCAAAAATCGCGGCGATGAGATCTCTCAGCTAGCCGAAAGTATTGGGCTACCGCTTTTACCGTGGCAAGATTTTGTAATTAGAGATATGACCTCGGTAGATGAAAATAATATGTTTATCAGGCGTAGTAATCTCGTCCTTACGTCGAGGCAACAGGGTAAAACTCACCTCGCGCGTATGATGATGCTGGGGCATATGTTTTTATTCGATAGTCCTAACGTGCTTATTATGTCCTCTAATAGATCGATGGCCTTAGACACCTTTAGGCAAGTGGCCTACGCCATCGAGGGCTCGGCCGAGCTGAGCAGGCAAGTTAAACAGATCCGATACGCCAATGGTACGGAGTCGATCGAGTTAAAAAACGGACATAGGCTCGACGTAGTTGCAGCTACGAGAGATGGTAGCCGTGGCCGTACAGCTTCATTTTTATACATCGATGAGCTACGCGAAATCTCAGAGGAAGGCTATCGCGCAGCTACGCCTACAACTCGTGCAAAGGTCAATAGTCAAGCCCTGTACACGTCAAACGCCGGAGATGCCTTTAGCACGGTACTTAATGACCTACGCGAGCGAGCTTTATCTAACCCGCCTAAAACGTTTGGCTTTTACGAGTACAGCGCTCCGGCCTTTTGTAAGATCGATGATCGAGACGGCTGGGCTTACTCGAACCCGGCCCTTGGATATCTATTCGACGAGGATGTATTAGCCGAGGCTGTCAGTACGCAACCCATCGAGACTACAAAAACAGAGATGCTTTGCCAATGGATTTCCAGTACAGCCTCACCTTGGCCTCATATGTCTGTTGAGGATGCAGGCGATAAGGATCTCAAGCTAGCACCCGGGCCTTTAACTATCTTTGCTTTTGATGTTAGCCCAAGTCGTAGAGATGGCTCGCTCGTTATGGGCCAAGTCCTTGCCGATGGTCGTATAGGCGTTGCAGTCCTTGAGACTTTCCACTCGGACGTATCCATCGATGAGTTATTCGTAGCTAACGCTATTGCTAAATGGGCCAAGGTTTATTATCCGCGGCAAGTTGCTTACGACAAGTACACGACCGCCTCAATAGCCAAACGCCTCGAGGTAAACGGCATACAGATCGTAGACATCTCCGGCCAAAAGGGTTATCAGGCCTCCGGCGATCTATACGAAGCTTTAGCTAATAAAAGACTCGTACACTCGGGCCAAGATGCACTCGTTACGCATATGGCGAATTGTGCAGCTAAAGAGTCTCCGGATAGCTGGCGTATCGTCCGGCGTAAATCGGCCGGGCCTGTAGATATCGCGATCGGTTTATCAATGGTCGTACACATCCTTAACCAACCAATGGGCGAGGCTAAAGTTTACGTTTAGACACGCGGCAGAGAGCCGTATTTATGCTTGACATTATGGGAAAATGGAGACTATGGGACTATTACAAACGCTTGGTTTTAAGTCAGCTGAAAAGCAGACAGTAGAGGCTCAGTATGCCCCGGCGGTAATGGATACTACTTACGGTTACGGATCATTTAATACTGGCAATTTTGGATATAACGGCGTAGGCATTGATCGTAACTTTGCTTTACAGGTAGCGAGCGTTAGCCGCTGTAGAAACTTAGTAGCTGGAGTTATTTCATCGATCGATTTATGTCTATACAAAAAATCCACGGGAGAAAAATTAGGATCTCCAGTTTGGTTAGAGCAACCCGACCAGCGCCAACCTCGAAGCGTTACGATCGCTGCAACAGTAGATAGTTTAATATTTTACTCGGTTGCATATTGGCGCGTTACATCTTTGTACGCGGACGATGGACGGCCTAGCGGTTTTGAGTGGGTAGCTAATAATCGCGTTACATATACGACTAACCAATACGGCACGGAGATTAAAGATTATTTCGTAGACGGCAACCTCGTACCTATGGGCGGTATCGGTTCGCTTGTTACTTTCCAATCGTTAATTCCTGGAGTATTACAAACGGCAAGTACTACTATTAAAGCTGCTTACGATATACAAAGAGCCGCCGCTGTTAGTGCAGCTACGCCAATGGCTACTACTATATTAAAAAATAACGGAGCTGATTTACCTGAAACACAGATCCAAGGTTTACTAGCTGGATGGAACTCAGCAAGAAAAAATCGCAGTACGGCATATTTAACCTCGACTTTGACCGCGGAAAATATTGGCTTTAGTCCTCGCGATATGATGTATAACGAAGCATCGCAATATTTAGCAACTGAAATTGCTCGCGCTATGAACGTCCCGGCATATTACATTTCTGCGGATATGAATAACTCAATGACGTACCAAAATATATTAGACGGACGTAAAGAGTTTGTCGCTTATTCTTTGCAGCCTTACATCTCTGCAATCGAGGATCGTCTATCAATGAACGACATAACCAATAGCCAAAATCAAGTGCGCTTTGCGGTAGACGATACCTTTTTACGCGTTGATGCTAAAGATCGTTTAGATATCATTGAGAAAATGTTAAACCTAGATTTAATTTCAGTAGAGCAAGCTCGCTCTATGGAGCAACTAACACCGCTAGGAGATGCAAGTGCTACTAACGTTTAGTCAGGAAATCCAAGCCGCAGATACAGAGCGCCGGATCGTATCGGGACTTGTTGCACCATACGGCGAAATCGGACACACATCCGCCGGGCCTGTTATGTTTGAGCGAGGTTCAATTACTTATGCCGAAGCTACAAAAATAAAATTACTTATGCAGCATCAACAGGATAAGCCAGTAGGACGAGCGATTAGTTTTAGCGACTCGACCGAGGGCGTATACGGATCGTTTAAGCTTTCGAGTAGCACTCGAGGACAAGATGCGCTCGTACTCGCTCAGGAAAACCTAGTATCCGGCTTATCCGTAGGGGTCGATGTAACGGCCTCTAAGCCTATGGGGGATTACCTGTTAGTTACGGCGGCTGTCCTCAAGGAAGTTAGCCTCGTCGAGAGTGCGGCTTTCTCTAGCGCCTCCGTTACTGATATTGCAGCGGCACGAGCCGCGCTCGAAGCTGCAACTAGCACAAAAGAAAAAACTACTACTATTTCTACGACTATCGTAGAGATCGAAACCGAAACAGAAACCGAAAGCGAGGAAGCTGTGACTACAGCCCCAGAAAATACATCGGAGGAAACCCCGGTAGATGCACCGGCCGAGGCTGAAAAAGTCGAAGCCGCTCGTAAGATTATCCGTCCCTCAGTACTAGACTCTCAGCGAGTACGTACACCTATTACATCTATGGGCGCATACACAGAGCATAAGATTAAAGCTGCTCTAGGTAGCGATGAGTCAAAGCTATACGTAACAGCCGCCGACGACTCTTTCAGTACAAACCCTGCATTTAATCCAACCCAGTACCTATCAGAATTTCCAACGAATACCCGTTTTGGTACACCTGCTATTGATGCCTGCTCACGTGGAGTATTGCCTGCTAGCGGTATGACTATTAACGTCCCATCCTTGGTTACATCCGCAGGCGGAGGTACAGGCGTAGCACCTGTCGTAACCGTTGAGGCTGAAGCTGGAGCGGTACAAAATACAGGTATGGAAACAGCCTACCTAACAGGTACAGTATCTAAGTACTCCGGTATGAATACGATCAGCGTAGAACTTCTTGAGCGCTCAGATCCTAATTTCTACGCCGAGCTTACAAATCAGCTACAAAACGCATATCTAAAGACTATTGACACTACAGTTTTAGCGGCTCTAATCGCAGCTGGTCAATATAGCTCAGGATGCGATGCAAACTCAGACGGTATTATAGAGTTTGCCTCCGACTCAGCTCGTAAGGTTTACGAGGCTACTGGCTACTTTGCTAGTAACTATATTGCTAACGGTTCACAATGGCAGCTACTTATGGGCGCTACTGATAATACTGGGCGACCAATTTACTCAGCCTCTCAGCCAATGAACGCAGGCGGCTTAGTCCAGCCGGGATCAATTCGCGGTAACGTACTAGGGCTTGATCTATACGTAGACAAGAACTTTACAGCTACTACAACTATTGACGACTCAGCCGTTGTCTTAGCACCTGAGGCCTTTACTGTTTACCAGTCACCTCAGGCCTATATGTCAGTAAACGTAGTATCGAACCTGCAAGTACAGGTAGCGATCTATGGTTATATGGCAACTATTGCGAAAATGCCTAACGGTATCGTTAAGTTTAATCTTAACTAAGCAAAAAAACTAATAGTCGGTAGGGCTCTTAGCCC